ATCATTGAAAAGCCGGGAGACAAGATGATAATTGTCCCCCGGTTCCATTTAAAAAGCACATGGGTAAAGCTTAGGCTTGTTCAGCTAATCCTTATTGATCCAAACGTTCGAATACTTTTAGTCTCAGCGACCTCGAGGCTGGTAGAGAAGCATTTGAAATGGATCAAGAGAATCCTTTCGAATCCAAAGCTCAGAGCCCTCTTCCCGAAACAGCTGCCCGATCCGGGCAGAGCATTCAAGGGCTGGGAGAAGTCTTCCGCTAATGAGCTGATTGTCTGGCGCGACCCGAAACAGGAACACGCGCCCGATGCCCCGCAGATCCTTGCCGTGGGAGCCGAGGCAGAAATTACCGGCTTTCACTTCGACTACGCCTTCCTTGATGACATTGTTACCGATGAAAACGTAAAGACTCAAAGCCAGCTATTGAAGATTGAGGACTGGTGGGAATACCTGCAGCCGATCCTTGAGGCCGACGCGGAGATTACGATTACCGGAACCCCGTATCATTATCGTGACCTGTACGCGCGGGTGAGAGGGCGAAAGGAGATTGCACTTGAAAATATATACCATCGAAAAAATATCGAGGGCGGTAAAATTATTTATTCGTCATGGTGGACACATAAGGATTTTGAGAAACAAAAGAGGCTTATGCGCCCCTATAAGTATTCGTGCCAGTGGGAGTGCAACGCCGTACCGGACGAGGACAGAATCTTTCCGCCTCCGCAGCCGACGTTTCAGATGCCTTTACCTCAAGATGAGAGGGGCTATAGATATTACTGTCTTATTGACCCTGCGGCTACCGAAGAAGAGTATTCCGACAAAACCGCGATGGTCATTATCGCGGTCAACCACATTAACCAAGTCTTTGTAATTGAGAGCGTGTCGTCGAAAACCAAGGGTGATGAGACTGCCGATCGGTTGATTCAGCGCCATTTGAGATATTCATTCAAGAAAATTGGAATTGAGCTCGGGCTGCAGACACATCTTGAGACAATCATAAAGATGCGCATATCTGATTTCGAACGGGAAACCGGCCGCAAGTTGAAAATGACTATTCAGCCGATCCCGATTAAAAAGATTGACAAGGCCACCCGGATAGACCGGATGATCGGGTCCCTTGTAAGAACTGGAAAAATTCTGATTAATGAACAACTGACGACCTTGATCGGGCAGATGGACAACTTCACCGGGAAGAAAGGTGACGAGGACGACGAGATTGATGCATTAAGCATGTGTCCCTACGTTGTTGAATCCTTTGCCGCGCATAACGAAATTGACGGGCATCTTCGCAGGGAAGGGAATTCGTGGCGAGACTGGCATAACAAGAAAAAGAAAGGCGGAGGTTATTATGCCGACCAGAAAACAGCATAGAAACCCTTGGAGGCGAGATCAGAAAATGTTCAAATGCAAGTATTGTGGCGAAAAAGTGAAAGAAGAAATCCGCATTGGCGGATTTATTTGCTGTGTCCGCTGTGAAGAGTTTATGAAGGAGAAGGAATAATGGCATTGATACCAAGTGCAGGAGCAGGAATCCAGCCGGCCGCTGCGGGCGGAGTTGGGGTCCCGGTAACGGGAAATAAAGGGTTTGCAGAGCTTTTCGGGTTTGCGGGCGGGAATAATCAGCTATTGTCTCTCTTAATGAGCCAGTTAGGGAAACGCCGGGCGCCGATGCAGCCGAGAATGCTTCCGATGTATCGTCCCGGATCGTATCAGAGAATGAAACAGGGGGCTCCCGGTGCCACTCCGCGAATACCAATGTAAGAGGTGCTATAACAGCTTTGATGAGCTGTTTAATGGCGACTATCCAAAAAACCTACCGTGTCCTGTTTGTAAAGGGACGGCGGATTATCACATTGCACCAGCATCGTTTAAGTTTGGTTTTTGGTACGGATGGGATGCGGGAGCAGGAAAGGAGTTTGATTCCGACCGGCAGAGAAATAACTACCTTGCCGAGAACGGACTTGAAAAAGTCCCGGACGGTGTCCATGACCAAGCGTTCGGGGAAAAGGTGAAAGAACAATGAAACCATTTGGCAAAAAGAAATCCGAGCCGGTTGAGTCTACGCTGAGTGACGAACATCAGTCATTCATTACTTATTTCGACAAAGTATTCGAATCGGATGAATACAAGCAACGCCGGAAAAAGATGAACAATTGGCTGGAACTTTATAAGGCTGAACTGTGGAAAGATGAGATACCCGAAGGCGAAAGCAGGGTTCAGGTAAATTATATTTTCTCAGCAATCCAGACCCTTTGCCCGTTGCTTACAGATAATAAGCCGGTGGGCTATTTACGCGCTAGAGCTCCGCTTTATCAGGAAATGGCTTCCCTTTACCGGATGGCCTATGATTATTCGTGGGACGTTCAGGACATGGATGACGTTTTCTACCGCGCGGTAAAAGATTGTCTGTTGTGGCCGATTGGGCTCACAAAGACCTATTACGATCCGGAAAAGGAAGATATTGCGACCGATGTCGTGGATCCGCGCACATACGCCCTTGCGCCGGGATATACAGACAACTGGGACGCCCCTTGGCAGGGAGAGAAGGCAGAAAAGCCGCTCTCATGGATTGCCGACCACTTTCCGGAAAAATTAAACAAAGTAAAACCTCTCGCGCAAGGCGAGAATGAAACGCGCAATAGCGATAAATCATTGATGCGCCTTATGAGTGAGTCGGCGACCGTATATGAGATATGGATAAAGGACCCGCAGACCGAAGATTACATAATCGAACATGCGGCCGAATTTGACGACGAGGGAAAAATAGTAAAGGATGCATCCGAAGAGAAAGCGAAAAGGAAGAAGTATCCCGACGGCAGGTGGGTTACTCTTACGAATACCGTAGACCTTGACGACCGGCCCTCTCCTTTCAGTCACGGCAAAGCACCGTATGTTGTGTGGAGGGACTATTCTGTAAACCACGATTTTTGGGGCATGGGCGAGCCGCAGCAGATTGAAGGCTTGCACCGCGAAGTAAATAAGCAGCTTCAAAAGATCGTAAAGCATACCAGAATCCAGAACGATCCGAACTTTCTCGTTGATGAAGATTGCAACCTTTCCCCGGACGATCTTAAAAAGGGCCTTGCGGAAGGCGGAAACGTGTGGCCTGTGTCGTTTCGAGGTACCGATACGCCCGTAAGGGTGATTGATTCCGGCAGGGTGGACGAGGCGGTTATTCAGCTTATGAATATCCTGCCGAACGCCATAGAAGAGTCGAGCGGCATTGTTCAGTTTATGAAGGGGCAGGCCGCGAAGAAGGAGCGGCAGTCGGCCTCGGAAGTTTCGGTTATGATCGAATCGAGTTACACGCGGGTCCGGCAGAAGGTCCGGAACGTCGAGTGGAGCCTGAAGCGTCATATGGAGATTACGACCGAGCTCATGCAGGAGTTTTATAAACTTCCGCGCTATTTCTCATTTAAACGCGGCGACGAGGAAGGGATGCAGCTTGAGTACGGCATGATATCGAATCAACGGAAAATGCTCGGACAGGTAAATAAGCCATCGAATATCAAACAATTTCCCGGAGATAAAGAAGCAACCGAACTGAATGAGGGCGAATATCAGGACGTTCTTGACCATGATGAAATCTGGCAGCAGACCGTGAAATTGCTCGAAGACAAAGAAGGCGAGCTTGATCCTGTTATCTTCCCGTTTATCACCGAGATTCAGACGAATAGTACTCTTCCGATGGACAAACAGACCCTTGCGAACCTTTATCTCAGATTAGCGCAGATAACTGTTACCCCCGACAGCATTGTGGACGCAGAAGCGGTGCTTGACGGATTACATATACCGAACAAAGAAGCGATTCTTCACAGAAAGAAACGTGAGAAAGAAGACTTTATGAGAGCCCGGCAAAGTATGCTGCAGCGACGAGCAGGCCCGCCGCCCTCGCCGATGCCCGGAACAGTCCCGCAGCCGGCTCTCGCGCCCGAAGGAGGGGCAGCAGCATGAGTGATCCAAGAATGCCCGGAGGACCGTCTCCCGTAAGAATGCCCGGAGGACCGCCTCCCGTAAGAATGCCCGGAGGACCCCCCGGCGGAATGCCCGGAGGACCGTCTCCCGGAGGCCCGCCCGTAGATGCTGAAGGTATGAAAGGGCAATTAACAGGAATGCGGTCCTTGTTTAATCCGCAGGATATTGCAATGATGGTTCAGGACGGCGAGATTGGCGGAGAAACGACCGTAATTCAGCTTATGACTAAGTTGATGGAAAAATCCGGAGTAGACCCGAATGGCCCTATATCACAATTAGGAGAAATGTTTAAAAGGCAGATGAGGAACGCCGACCCC